TCAATAAGCGATAATTTATTTTATGGCGAACACACGAAAACGCACACCACGCAAAAAGGTTAATCGGAGAGTAGTTCGCCACACTCCTGAGCCATTAAGTAAAATCGATCAACATTACATGGCTTTACATGAATGCTACAAAGCAGCTAGAAAAGCAGGATTTACGCCTGAACATGCTTTTTGGCTTATGACTGAACATAAAACATTCCCTGATTGGATTGTAGGCGATGGCGGAATAATTCCTTCCATAGATCCAACTGACGATGAGGATGACGATTAAAGCTAACCGCAGGTATTTAATAACGCCAGATTTACAAATTCCGCTACACCATTCAAGAGCTGTCTCTAACCTAATTAAAATGGCTAGGCATGAGAAATTTGATTATGTATTAAATGTCGGAGATGAAATGGATCTCGGATCTCAGTCGCGTTGGGCAAAAGGAACAAAGTTAGAGTTTGCTGAAACACTCGATGAGGAACGCAAGTTAGGCCAAGAGATTCTTTATGATTTAGGAACGACAGACATTGTTAGATCAAATCACACAGATCGCATTTATCAGACTTTACTTAAGGGTGCGCCATCACTTATTGGATTGCCTGAATTGGCTTATGACAAGTTTATGGATTTCAGTAGCTTAGGGATACGATTCCATAAGAGAGCATATGAGTTTGAAAAGGGCTGGTATTTAGCTCATGGCGACGAAGGCAACATGTCCAAGCATGCAGGTATAACAGGCCTTAATTTGGCCAAGAAATGGGCTAATAGCGTTGTTTGCGGGCACTCGCATAGGCAGGGTGCAGTCCGCCACCAAACTGGCTTAAACGGCCGTTATTCAACGATTTGGGGCATTGAGGCCGGTCATCTTATGGACATGCGCAAGGCTAGTTACCTAAAATACAATTCAGCCGATTGGAATATGGGCTTTACAGTCTTAAGTTTTGGCAAAAAAGGCCATCAAGTAGAGCTGATACCTGTTAACCATGATGGCTCATTTACATACAATAGAAGGACTTATGGGGCGTGAAACAGATTATCGGGATAGGACGATTGATGACCATATCGACGATCTTGAGGATATTAGCGTTATCTAATCGTTATAAACGACACGCCAAGAAATGGTTTAACTGTCGGTAAATATCGTCATACTAATCCCAACGCAAACAAATGTTTTGCGGAACGGGAGCAACAAATGGAAACAGCAATTTATTTATGTATTGGGTTTATTACCCTTTATTGGTTTGTAGCCTTAAAAATAGAGGATCGGAAACAAACACATTATTGGCGCGGTCGCAAAGATGGTTGGGACATGCACCGCAGATTTGTGCAGCTGAAAAGAAATGATGAAGTGTTTGATTATGACAAAAACTGAGGATCTATTAAATGAAGTCATTACTACGATCCAAGAGCGCGGAAGTGTCTATGGACATCCGTACTACAATCACAAAAGAATCGCAGGATTGTGGAGTGCATATCTTGATTTCCCAATCACACCACACCAAGCTGCTTTATGTATGGCGTTGGTCAAGGTTTCTAGGCTTACTGAAACTCCAGATCACTACGATTCAGTTAAAGACTTTATCGCCTATGGAGCTCTCTATAGGACAGTGCTCGAAGCAGTCCAAGACCAAGATTTTGAATGGAAGGAGTAAATAATGGCTTTCAATCTAAATGAGTATGAGGATGTGGCTACTTTGAATAAATGGTTTATTAGTAACTTCCCGTTGGGTCGATCTGATATATCAGTTATTAGCCATGATCCAAAAGAGGGTTACATTCTCATCCAAGCAACATTATGGAGAGATAGTTCAGATAATTGTCCGGCTGTTTCCAACATAGCATTTGGATCAAGAGAAACTTATATCCCTAACATGAAAAAGTTTTATGTTGAGGATACAGCTACTTCTGCACTTGGAAGGGCAATAATCTTACTTAAGGGATCTGACAAAACAGCAACCAAAGATGATATGCAGAAGGTTGAAGTTAAATCAGAGCCAAATCAATACGAAAAGAAATTACAGGAAAGGCGTTACGGATCACCAGGTTCAAAATCAGCAGCAGTTGAGGATGCTTTAAGAGCTTCATTTGCAGTTGAGAATAAACAAGATGATCCACAGGCTTGGTCAGTTGCTGAGGTTGTAGATCAAATTGGTGCATCGACTCCTAATGAACCGCCAGCATGCGAACATGGTCATATTCTGAAGCAAGGCATATCTAAAACAGGTAAGCCATATTATGGATATGTCTGCAAAGGTAAAGTTACTGAACATGCCAAATGGGCAAAGATGACAGCTAATGGCAAATGGTTCTTTGAGGGGGTTGAATAGTGGGATACATAGCATTTATCAATGGCAAAGGATTACAGGTTGTCATGGATGATAATGGTGTGCATTTAGAGGAATCAATTATCAAATGCGAAGTATGCGATGATGACCGAATCTTTAAGGATGGCACATGTTTCAAATGCCACGAATTGATTAATTATGAGTAATTACACGCAGTTCAAATGTAATGGCTGCAAACGCAATACTGAGTTCTTATGGCTTGACTCTATGGATTTACCAGATGGATTTAAGCTGTATCAATGCATGGATTGCGGATGCGTTGGAGTTAAGAATGTGGTTGAAGCATTACATATTCCGGACTCAGAGATTTGTAGATGCGATAAGTGCGGGGGTTGGAGATGGCAAACTAAAGACTGCCACACATGCGAATTGATAAGTAGTAAATAATGCCTACTTACGAATACAGCTGCAAAGAATGCGGCACTTATGGATCAGTCCATAGGACTTACAAAGAGGATGATGGCGGTATGCGTTGTCCTAAATGCCATATCGATATGACCAGAATCTACTCATCAGTAGGTTTGGTGTTTAAGGGTGATGGATGGGCTGGTAAATCTAAATGATTTGGACTGAGGCTGAATTACAATACCTGAAAGAAAATGCTGCAAAAGGATCAACAGTCTTGGCTCAGGAATTAAACAAGACCAAGAATCAAATCATAGGTAAAGCCTACATTGAACGAATATCTCTTAGGAGGGTCAAAGGAGGCGGTAGAAGGCTAAATCCTAATTTGAAGGTAGATACTCATAGAAGTCGAAAAGGTATTACATTAGAAAAGATACATGTAAGCCCATTCTCAGATGAAATGCTTACAAAATATCCAAACGCACTAAAAGCCAATAATGGCCGGTTATGGAGGCAGCGTAGGCAAATAATTCTTAAAATGCACGATCATGTTTGTTATTACTGTGGCGATCTGGCCGATACTGTGGATCATATAGTTGATAGGCAACATGGAGGTACCGATCAAATAAGCAATTTGGTAGCTGCTTGTCAAGAATGTAATTATGGCAAAGTCAATAAAGTTAAATATCTAGTAGCTCAGAAAATGCGTGCTTAATGACTGCTGGTTATGATGAGGCTTGGATTGATACAGATGATTTGCGTATCGTGACTTGCCGTCTGACCTGCGGTTTTGTTAATTGATTTGGAGGCATATGATAAACTACAACGCAAATTCGCTTTCAGAGCGAAAGGGCGAGCCCCGTAGGGGATGGCTCGCAAGGTTTGGTTTGGGGATAGTACTGTCTTTAGGCATGACAATAGCCTTTCAAAAGAATGATTCCGTAGCTTTAAAGCCTAAAACTACACACTTTAAGCAATATGCTTTTATTAAATTAAACAATGATTTCAAAGAGTTTTATTGTTTGGATGAGTTATGGTTTAGAGAGTCAAGATGGGATTACAAAGCAAAGAATAAAAGATCAAGTGCTTATGGTATTCCACAGCTGTTAGGCTTAAAAGAAACTGATCCATTTAAGCAGATAGATAGAGGATTAAAATACATTGAACACAGGTATGATAAGCCTTGTCATGCGCTTGCATTCCATAATCGTAAAGGCTGGTATTGATGGGTAAATCAGCATTACGATCATCAGGATCTACCTACCATTGGAGAAAGATAAGAGCAAAGGTATTACATAGAGATCAGTACACCTGCTATTACTGTGGACAGGATGCTACAACTGTTGATCATCTATTAGCTAGAAGCAAAGGCGGTAATGATTCGATGGATAATCTTGTTGCTGCCTGTACTAGATGCAATTATTCTAAAGGGGGGCGTTTTTTTGTGAGGCGTTCGACAC